ATATTGACCCAATGACCCCAGAGGGGGGCTGATAGGGGCTCAGAGGGGCATCTGGCGAGTTGGCAATTTGGTGACGTGGCTCACACATGAGCGTGGCGCATCGAAGTGGCTCGTGACAGGTAGTTGAAAGTTCAACTACTTAGTTGAAAGTTCAAGTAACTCGATTTAGTGGCTAGGTAGTTACATGAGTGTGATGACGTGATGACTAGGTGGGAATTCGGCGCAGGGATTTTTTTCTCAGTAATGATTTAACAGATAGAGAATGAAAGAGGAATTAATAGAGAGAGAAAGAGTTAACACAATTTCTCCGAAGGAAGAGTAAGTAATACGGAAGGGAGATATATGTATCCAGTATCAGAGTTGGTGAGTGATGAATCAATTACCAACATAGCAATCTGGTTACAGAACTATGACCAGTTGAATCAACTGAAATAGTAACTAGTAACAGATAACAGATGTAATCAGGTAGTTAATCAACCAACAGGTCGTAGAGCCATGATGCCATTGTGCAGTTGGTAATAGATAACTACCTGATTACGTTATCTATTCTCAGATGTGAAATCACATAGTTACTACCTGATTACAACGTGGGCAGGTGTCTGCTGGTCTGGTTACTCCAACGATTAGCGAGCCATGTAGCGATGTAGTAGCCGAAGCCACGTCACCAGATTGTCATCAAACTATTGAATATCAATGCTTTTGAGCACGTGTTAACACGTTCCCACCTGATTGATAGTCAGGTGGTGATGTAAACACAAGCCAGTTGACCAGTTGACCCCCCTCGGTTAAGCAAGTTCGCGCCAGATAGCAGCCAGGTCGGAGCCATGATTGAAGGGTTTTAGGCCTAGGCAGTAGCCAAAATGAGCCACAATAGCCACATGAGCCCAAAGCAAGGTGTACCAAAGCCATTAGCCTTTGCCAACCTCTCACCGAAGCAATTCCTGCCCAAGATATTCCATGGCTCCCACTCTCTCTTAAAGTCTGGTGGCATGGTTCTTCCTGCAAAGTCCAACCCTAAGTTTAAAGATATAGCCAGAGGCGGCGGCGAGATGGCGTGGGCAACCACCGATGCTAAAGAGGCAGCCTCATATGGTCCTCATGTTTATGAAGTTCAGCATATGGAAGACCCAAAGAAGACAACAAACAACCCCTTCCCAGAAGAACCAGTAGAAGGTTCAGAGGTATTTGGTAGTAAACAAGGTTTTCGTGTCGTCAAGAAAGTAAAGCGTTAGATTTCTTTCTCAGTAACGGCCGTGATAGCGTGCTGCCCATGTCGCCAAGAGCAGATAGAGGCACTCCAGAAGGCAAGATAAAGGCCAGAGAAGACTCAAAAAGGCATTATCAGCGTAATAAGCCTGCCTACATAGCCAGAAATAGCGAAAAAAAAGGTCAATTACGCGATTTTCTGCATAAATACAAGGAATTTCACGGCTGTTGCGACTGCGGAGGCAAATTTGCTTTCTACGTCTTAGATTTTGACCATCGTGAACCACAAAATAAGAGATATGAGCCAGCAAAGTTAGCCGAGACGGGCAGTTGGGAGAAGATGCTGGCAGAAATCGCCAAATGCGACGTGGTATGTGCCAATTGCCATAGAGTGCGTACTCACGAGAGGAATCACTATGCCCACAGCAACGTCATCAAAGATGATTTTGCCCTTGACGATTTAGGCAGTAGCCTTTCTCTCAGTAACGACCTAGGAGGGTCAGATGTTTAATTGGTTTAAGAAGAAAGAGTTAACACCAGAAATCGTTTTGGAAATTTTACGAGCAGATAAAGAGAAGGCCACCGAAGAATATCATTTTGGTTATGAGAAGGGCCTACCCGTTATGTGGGCAGATGATGACTTCCTGGAATTTTTGCAGGAAGAGTCAATGGGCACCGAAATCGAAATGGTAGAGGCGGCAGAACTCTTCAAAGTCTGGATGGCAGAGAACTGTCAATGATTATTGGTTTGCTTATTTACATTGTTGTCATTAACACCTTGGGCATTTGCTTTGGTATCTACGGCTATGGAAGTGCCAAAGGCTGGTGGAAATGACCAAGGTAGGAGTTAAAGGCTATTGCAGCGAATGCGGCACTTGGGCAACAGATTGCAAAACAATTATTATCTATAGCATTCCAGAGAAGGTATGCGCTGATTGCAGGAAGAGTAAGTGAGCGATTTAATCGTCCTATGCTTTGACTGTGGCGGCACATTTACCGTGCCCCAAGGAACTGCCAATCCAACAAAGCAATGCCCAAAGTGTAATGTGACCGAAGAGTGCAACTGCTGTACTGATGAAGATTGCTGCACCTGCTACTGCGAGGAGAGCAAATGAGCCACATAGTCAAGTTGTCAAAGGAAGAAGTCCGCGCATGCGCCGATATCGCCCTCAATAGATGGATGATGAAATTCGGAAGCATCGATAGACCTAACTATCAAGACAAGTCAAAGTTAGAGCCAGAAATTGCGGCGAATGTACGCAGTATAGTAGCCGAGTACGCCGTAGCCAAGTTGTATAAGAAGTCAATGTCATTCCCCTTCTATCCCAATGAAGAGCATGCCTTTAGAACTGAATATCCTGATGTCTTTCCTAATATCGAGGTCAAGTCAATTCGTACACGTGATGAGATACCAGTCTTCCCCAAGGATATTCATCCTGGCTGGTTGTTAGTGGGAGCACGTGTCCTTGATAGAGATTACTACTCCGAGGTCGAGATATATGGCTGGCTGCGTATGGAAGACTGTCAGCGAGATGAGTGGCGCTATGCTCCAGAGGGCTCGTGGCGCATCCCGCTAGATGAGTTTGAGCAGTCTCTAGATATTTAAGTCGTTACTGGGAAAAAACACCTCGTCGGTTTGAAAAACGTGCGGGGGCGAAATCTGTCACACTGTGTTCATGCCTAAGTACGTGAAGACTAAAGTCGGGTTCAATAGAACTCAGATTAAAGATGGTCACATCGTGCGTGTTGCAAAGGACGGGCGCATCAAGGCGATTCTTGATAAGTATCCACCAGAGAAGGCTAAGTAATGAAGGCGGCCAAATGCGCTACATGTGGCGTGCAAGTCGTGCCACAAGAAGTTGCTCACGATATACATGGCGCTAATTGGACCGAGCCATCTAAAGGTTGGGCGCACAATCCATCTGAGTTAGACCACAACCCTGATTACTCTCACATCGCGCATCCGCACGACAACCGCTCACTAGAGCAAGAGCATCAATCTAATAAGGAATCAATTGCTTCGTGGGACAACGCTGCGATGGACCAACAAGTAAAACATATTATGAAGAACGTAAACTTGAGCCCAAGGCAATTCGAATGAGCGCCCCCTTGTCTAAGCCACTCTTTCATGGAACAACAGAGAACATGAAACCTGGAGATATTATCAAACCTACTCCACAAGTAATCAGTGGCCTTACAGAGGCGTATGCAACACACAACTACGATGAGGCGTATAACTACGCAGGTGCTCGTGCATTGGGTCGTAATACTCTCTTTGGTTCTGTGTATGAAGTAGAGCCATTAGAAAAAGACAAAACATTGCAAAAGAAACCATCTCTACTAACTAATCAAAAAGATGTACGCACATCCGAACAAGGCTTTCGTGTAAAGCGTCACGTCAATTGGGCGAGGTCACACGCATGAGCGAACAAACAGACGAACACGGCGGCGACCTACCGATTAAAACAGAAACAGGACATAAAATTCCTGCATTAGGTTGCAGTCATTGTCCTGCAGCATTTTTTTCAGAAGATAGGCACGCAGCGCATATTCAAAATGCTCACTCAGATAAACCAGCGCCAGAATCTTGGGAATCATCAGAGGGACATGTGGTTCATTACTACCCTAACATCACACGTAACCACCCACACTGGTACATTATGTCTGATGCACAATCAGGTAAATTCATTTCTAATATGGTGACTAACCACGAAGGCAAAGTCGATGCTATAGAGACTCACCCAAAGTATCGTCGTCAGGGTCTTGCATCTGAGTTATGGCATGCAGCACAGCAGCATGCAGAGACAACACCAGGTGTACCAACACCACAACATGGAACCTCTCGCACACGTGCAGGAGATGCATGGGCTAAAAAAGTTGGTGGCGATGTTCCACCTGTGCCAAGAAATCAGTTGCTATCTGCTCGTCAGATGCAAGGAATGATTGATTTTAAAAACCAATGAGCAACTTATCTCATCAGCAACTGGCTATGTTTATGCCAGCACACGAACTAAACAAGATGCCGATGATGGATGCCCCCAACTACTCATCACGCAAAGATATGATTACATCTAAGTTGCGTGACAATGCTGTAACTGGTTTACAAAAGTCAATTCAAAATGAAGGTGTGCAAAAACCCGTAGATGTTTATCATGATGATTCTGGTCGTTATCTTCAAAATGGTCATCACCGTGTAATTGGTGCAAACAAAGTTAACCCTAATATGTTAGTGCCTGTAGAGCACCATGATGATAAC